TGATGCGCCGCGCGATATTTGACATGGGTTTAGTGAGATATTTGCCCTGCTAGCGGATTTCGTAATTATATATTTAATTGCGCATTACGAAACAATCTAAATCAAACCGACTCAACCACACTAGCCTTTGGTGCCAGCATGGCCACTCCGTTTACTACAGTGACCTGATCCCCTACCGACAACTTAACGGTAGACACCGCATCAATACCCCCAGCTCTTGTAGCCAGCTTTACCGATAGACCGTTAACCGCCGTCACCACCGCCAGCCCATCAGGCCTTGGAGCTAATGCAGCCTTGATAATCTCTAATGCGCTACTCATAGAGACTGCCTAAGTTTGACTTGGCAATCCATTGTCAGTGTAGGATTAGCGCCTTCAGACAATTTAATCGAAATCGATATACCGGTTAGCTTCGACCGGACAGGCGCTGACGCCGTAATGTAGGGCGAATCAACCAACTGCCCAAGCATCATACCCGGCCTAAATATAATCTCACCGCTATGCTCAGTGACGGCGTGGGCACTGGCATTCATCTCGGCACGGCCACGGACTATCAGCATATCGTCTGATAACAGTGGAGACACAATAGGCTGGCCAGTACGATCACCAGGGCCACGGTAAACTTCAACGTCCATTACGCCGCCACCTCACCTTTAATTAGAACCAGGATGCTGAAATCCACCTCGCCGTTAACCGACATAGGGGATGCCAGTGCGCCGATTGTAGCAGTGGCATTATAAGTAATGGATAACACACCAACCCCCATCGTTGGCACTGAAACGGTCTTGCCGTCGACACCGACAACAGGTGCTCCAAGATCTCGCCCCAGCCATTTGTACGACACAATACTATCAGCAGGTACATTGAGAGTGGCCGCAGCTACATCGGCAAAACTTAGCTCATCCGTATGTTGAACAGATACAGTGCCACCATAGCTAAAACTACCAGCCGAGGTTTGCGCTGGAACCAGTGCGACATTGGCCGATTTATAAACCAACACATAAGCAATCGAGCCAGGGATAAATGAGCTTCTCCCTGAGTTTAATCCAGCTGCTCTTGAATCAACCTCTGCGGACAAATGCGCGTTTGCGGCCGCTGCTGCATCCGGATTAGTAAATTTTACCGTAATCGTTGCCGATGTCATATTATGCGTCTACCAATAAAAATTGAACTTCCTCAGCCAGCGCCAGGGACACATCCCAATCCGTTGTCTGCACCGTATAAGTTACGGCAGCTAGACTATAGCCGCCGTTTGATGCTGTGGCGCTTGTGCCATCGACAGTAATTATGCCTAAATCGGTATGTTGCCAAACGTAACCGGTCAGCGCCAACGCCGGATATTTCAGCGTAGCCTTACCGTCGATAAACTCAATCACATCTGACTCAGTGCGAATAACCACACCCTTGCTGACGATAACTGTTTCGGCCGCGCCGGTATGCACTAGACCGACGGCTCTTTGTGTTGACAAATACGCCCGGATTAAAGCCTTTTCCGGGTTAGTCTTATCAGCTATCCCCTCAAGCCGGTCAGCGTTGCCCGACTGCGCCACCGTAGAATTACTAATAATTACCCGGTTGAAGCCTTTAGCCGGTGCATCGATAGAGCCGACCGTCACCCAATCATTATCAGTAAAATACTGATCGACCGCAGCCGTTGCATAATCCGGCACGTTGACAGGATCTCGTAACCGACAATTTATATCGCCATTCGGAAAACTCTCGATCACCCCACCAACTGCTTCGACAATCGCCTTTGCAGCCTGCAGCGGCGTTACATTTGCCATTGATAGCGCACCGGCGGGAATTATCCAGGTTGGCAGGCTCCAGGTCACAACACTACTTAGAATGGCTTCTACCGCCGTACACGCATCAACCGCTCCTGCGTAATGGAATGTTTGCTCTGCCGCCCAAGGGGCATCCATAAAGCCCAACGGCGACATGGCGCTGATCGTGTAATCTTCTACGCCCGATTCCCGGTGAATGTTACGGCTGTCGACGCGTAATTTGTAAACCTCACCTAAGACTTCAAGCTCTATTGCGTCGCCCTTCAAGATACGCGCATAACTGGCCCGGTCCGCTAAGGTAAAATCGGCCAGCCAAACCGATTGACCCTCATCACAGCTAACACGGGCGGACGTATAGCCCGTGGGGATTAAATTAGCCATGCGTTGTTCTCAAAGTGAAAGTACCCGTCTGCACATGACCAGCCTGATCCTGTAACTGTCCGTAAACGATACTACAATGGGCCGACAGTTGAACGGGGGTATCTATAGCGTAGACGATACTGCGCCTGGCTGAAATATCAGTAATCCCGCCGTAGACAATACCGCAGCGGGCCGATAGCGTAGCGTAATCACTGTACACTATGCGGCATCGAGCCGACAACTCGACAACGGGCATGGAGCCACCAACAACCTCGCATCGGGTTTCGAGTAAATCCCCATGACTAACGCCACAGCGAGTTTCCAGTAAGTCACCGTAAGCAAAACCACAGCGAGTTTCGAGTAAATCACCGTAATCTACTCTACTCCTAGACGACAAGGGTGTCGTCGTTGGCGCTGATGAGCCATTGATAGCAACAGCATTGATCAAGTGGCCATTAATCAGCATTTAGAGGTGATCCGGCAGCTCAACAAAAAAACCGCGAACAAAAAACCTGCCAACACAGCGCCCGGTCGTTGATGCTGTCGTCAATGTGAATCGTAACGACTCCGCATTAGTGACGGCAAGATTTACCGCCGGCGGCCATGTACAAAACTCGTTGGGGTTTGACACATCTACGACAGCATTACTGACGTATCTATCGACTTCTGCTGCGGTGCCTACTGATACATTAATTAAAGTTAAGGGACCCACAACGGCAATGTGGCTAATGAAACCAAATAATGTGGGCACAAAAATAGACCCCGCTGGTGGGCTTTGCATAAAGTATCCCACTGAGGGATCTTGCTGTATCCATGTGATATCTTGATCGTAAATTACTTCCCCCCAAGTGGGTTCTGTCATCCCAGAGGCGCAAACTTGCTTACGTGTAAGAATGCTGGGGTTGTCCGGCATAACGGCTCTATACTGATACCCATCGGGGGTTGTTGGCTGCACAATGGAGCCATGGGTATAATCCGCATCGGCTAACCACGTAGCAGGTATCCCCAAGTCAAAATAAGGGGAGCACATGACCGTTTCGGGGGCTTGACTATACAGCTCATCCGCATCGTTCCAATCGTCCATTTTTACACAGGGGAATGCGCCGATCATGATAGTCGACGCTATCCTGTTCGCGCCCGCATTCAACGATAGGGAATCTGCAGCGATTGAACCTGACGTATCGATGCCGTGCCCGAATACGCTCAGCGCCCCTGCTGTAATGCGCATCTCTAATTTTGTGTCGGTAATCCAGGAGCGGGCAGCAGTGTCCTCGACATCGAACCCTCTTACTACTATCAAAGTCCCCGATGCCGTATCATTGCTATTTACACGTATTATTTCTACAGTTTCCGGGGTTTGCCCGTCAGTTAATGTCGCTAAAAAATATTGCCCGATTGAGGGGGTAGGAAACTGACTTGAATCCACTAAAACTATTGACGTATCGACGGGGGTAATGGCCCCGTCTAAATACCCCAATGCATTATTTTTAAATAATAGTGTATCCATTACGCGCTCTCTCCTCTAATAGCAATGCCACCCACATTATTTGCGAGCGTGCCGGTCCCGGCAGGGATGCGCTGCCGGATCAAGATAGGCAAACAGGCCTGCGTGGTATTAAACGTGATGGTGTCCCCCGCGGTGAAAGTGCCGCCCCAAGCAGACGATAAGATGCTAAAAAATGGCGTTGATGTTGATGGGTTACTAGCCGAGTAATCCGCCCCCACCGTGCCAGAGCTCGCCAGGCCCCCAGTGACCGCCCCTGATACCGAAAAGGTTGTAGCGTTACTAAATGTTAACGTCCACGCCTCGTTGACAGAACCCTTGCTGGGGACAGTAAGATTCCCCGTTATGCCGTACGCCAGCGTCCCTGCTGCACTTGTCACGACGGCTGTATTGAAAGCACCGGCAACCTGGGCAACTTCAAGGACCCCACTGACAACCGTTGGTGTAGCCGCTAAATAGGCATTAGCCAGGGGGTGCCCTGTAAAGGTCAGTGTAGCGGTTGCGCCGGTAATCGATACCGCACTTAACGGCGCAAACTCCTCCGTACCCACCCCTCCGCCTACCGGTATGTTTGAGACGCGTATCATCATCCCGACACGGAACGGCAGCAATGTAGCGTAGTCGGCGTGTTCGCAGGCTACAGTGATGGACTCCGCCCCTGCTGATGCGTCACCAGCCAACACGCCGACCCCATACAATAGCGCTTCGTTCTTATCGGTTGCTTCCGTGCCTGTCGCTGTCGCCGCCTGGAACAACAAGTAGTCATCCTGGTTAGTTTTTTGGTCCAGGTACACCCTGACGTTATTTACCAGCGTCACGGTGTTCGAATTAATAAACCAAAACAGCTTACGCCAGCGTGTGCCCCCCGATAATCTCTCGGCGACGCTGGAATCAGGGAATACGTTGTTCTTAACCCCGCTGACAGCCTGGGTATGCGCCATCCTGCCCCCATTTTGCGCGGGCACGGTATCAGAATTTAGGGTGGATCGATTGAGTATGAGATCTGTGCTGGCTAAGGCCATGATATTTCCCTTTTTAAACAGTAATTAAATTAAGCGTAATCCGGTAGAGATCATCCGGTGCCGGGTTGGCAATATCTTTGACCGGCTCAGCGGCGAACGCCTGGCCGTCGTGATGTCTAAACATCACCTGAAACAATTCATCACGCAATACCAGCTGCATAACCAACCCAGCCTGTTCGGCGGAGGCTTGTAACAGCAACACTGTAGCGCGGGTGACAAATGCCCCGTCATCCCAAGATCGCAAGCTGATTGACAAACCCTTACTGCGATTGATCGCGATGATGTGCGGCGCTGCATCCAGCGTAGTTTTCAGCTGCTGAATGACACGCGGGGCGAACTCATCGAGCCATTGCAGGTCGTTCGGGAGCGTGATGGTGTTTAGGGTTATGGCCATTCAGATATTAGAAATAGTACTTCATACGGTTATCGGGGTTATTCCCTACATCAGTGGGCGCTATGGCTCCAACATCTGCCAGATTTGATGGATTTAATTTAAATGGGTTCAGGTAGGTGCCAAACCGTACCTGATCGCCGATGCTAATAGAGGTAAAGAACGGGACATGCGGATCATAAGGAGGCACTGCCACAGCCATACTACATCTAGTGTTAAACACATTGCGCATACGGTCCTCATCTATTACAACACCAGTCGGAGAATAAAAAGTGTCAACCCACAGCTTACCCGAGTGGGAGTAAATATCAGTTATATCAATCAATAGGTGGTCGGTAATCTGTAGTTCATCCAAGATACCTACAAACACATTTCCTTGCATCACGGGGTAGTACGGGCTTGAATTATAGATATAATAATTACTATTAGCCCATGAAGACCCATCCGACAATGTCCCTGATGATCTGAAGATCCCTATCAGGAATGTGCCCGGTATAAGCGGGGAAATATAGTTACTGAGCGCATCTGGATCATCAACTGTAAAATACCCGTCAGGGAGAGGGGGAAAATCGTGTTGCCCGTAATTGAGCCCACCGCATGATTTAGCCATTGGCGTAAACCCGCTAGTTCCAGGGTACTCATACTGGTTACTAATAGAGTAGGTTTTAATATTTCCGGTCATCGTCACCTCTTTCTCAGCTAAGTACCCAAGCGTCGTTACAGGCGCAGAGGGGGCAGTTACCTGAACAGAAAATGCACCGGTGAATAGGCCTCGCACCACCCAGCTATAATACTTAGTGGTTGGGAGAATGTCCCCGCCAACACTGGTAGCTGCGGGTAACCTAACCCACGCCCAAGGTACTGTGGTGCCTGACTGCGGGGAGGAAAGACGGACGACCACGCCAATATCGGTGGGTAGATAGTTGACCAACCTAAAGACCGCTCTCGATACAGTAAAGGATAGCCAGTCAAAAGAACAGTCAATAAACAAATGCCCCAGAATATCCGGAGTGTAATAAAACGACTCATGCAACGATTTAAGACCTGGCGGCCCATAAGACGGAGGAACGCTGCCCATTGCATTAGCCGGTACCGTAAAATCGTAATCCACACCATCCACTCGCACTTGTTGCATCTTATCGAGCAGCTTATACAGCGTACCAAATGCGTAGGCGGTAATAAAATGATACACATCTACCGTACCGCTGACATTACAACTTGCCTCTAGCCCAGGTAGCTCCACCGTTGCCTGGACATCAGAGAGAATGCCGTTATTGGACCCATTATCGTACTCAAATTCCTCTTGAATGACCTGCCCATCCGGTAAAACAACCCGACGCTGTAACGTGAACGAGAAGAAGGATTGAACTGCTGTAAAGTCGGCTATCAAGTTGTCCGGCGTTGTCGCGGACATACCTGCCGGCACATCAATATATTGAACTAAATCAGCCGATATTGAGACCAAGTTTTCGGCGTCAACATTTATACTGGGTATCATTGGCAACGTCGTGTATGAGGGTAAGGTGTAGCCTCCGCCAGATGGGTACGACATCACCCAGTTCGTAGCATAGTTGTAGCCCAATTGGATAGATCCCAGCCTATAAAACGCTTTCCAGTCCAGTACTTGATCTTGTTCGGTAGCCGCGGGACTGAACGGTACGCTCAGTTGCGCGGACGGTCCGGCGCTGACTGGGGTTATTCCTCCTGATGAGCTACCGCCGTCGAGTTTAGTCTGTACAACCAGCTTAAAACTCGGTTCAACCACCGGCGCAAGGAAAGCTGATGCGCCACCGGCCATGCAGACAGCATAGGCTGATTGTGCGGCATTACTGATTGAGTTACTGCGGCCAACCGTATACGCTTCGGCGTAGCCATTGATTAAACCGCCGCCTTGCTGTGCCCAGTAAGCCCGCTGTGCGATCGTAAACGGAGCAATCCATGCTGTTTGCGGGTCTGAATCATACGCAGCCGTTGCCTTGGCGAAATCCTCGCCAAAGTCGCAGTGTTTGAAATTGATTAAAGCGGTGACTTGCTGAGCCATTAGCTTGCCCGAGCCAAACTGCGCAGCTCTACAGCCAAATCGCGAGCTGCACTTCTTGAGCCTTGTAGCGTGACAGTTTTGCCGGCGAAGTTGAAATTCAGATCAACCACATCGCGCTGGTGTTCGGGCGACCGGCTGGTCGTCCCTACGGGCACGTTTGCTTCGCCTATGGGCCCGCCGATGGAATAGCCAGGCGCAACCGGGAGCTGCTTGTTGTTCAGGGCATTCATAAAATTAACGCCATAATGCTGTACCGCTTCGGTTTTAACGACAAACTCGCCATTGCTAGCCATGACCGGTACATCGTCGGAGGTGCCGGTTCCGGGGCCGGTGATAGCTCCTACCATGCGCCGGAACAATACTTTGCCGCCAGTCGCCAAATGTTGAATTAATCCGCCATTAGCGCGGTGCTGGATCGGTCCACCGGTGGCGTGTTGCTGAACCTCGTTGACGTAGACAGTGTGCGTGCTGAAGGTATTTCGTTTAATCTCATTGATGTCTCTAAAAACAGCCTCAAAATCAGGGTTGACGGTGTGGACGGCTTCGGTCGGTGCTGATAATTTGGCGTCGATATCGACCTTCATTGACTCTAACGAGGCAACCGCATCCGACGTATCCACACCCACCGGTACCGCCGTTAAAAACGCGATCGATTTACGCAATTCTTCCTGGATTTTTGCCAGATCCTCATCGCGCATCTTGTCGAACGCGACCACAGCCGGAACAGTGATCTTAGCCTCAGCCAGTTTGGCCTGCAGGGCGGCGATTTCGGCATCGGCATTAAGCGGATCCGCTTTGATCTTGACCGTCAGCTCTTTAGCCGCTGTCAGTGCGGACAGCTTGTCCATTTCGACTTGCGCAGCAGTCGCATCGATCGATAACTTTACCTGAGCCTTGCTGTTTACATCCGCAATCGTCCTATCCAGTTCGCCTTTAAAATCGGCCAATCCTGACTTAGCGCCATCCAGCGATGCCGCGACGCTTTTTGCCTGCGCCAGCTGAGCATTACCCAGTCCTGACAGCGCGCTATCGGCCAGCGCCGCCGACTCCTTGATCTGCTCAATGGATTTAGCAATAGCAGTATTTTCGCTAATCGCCTCTTTACGCTGGGTTTTACCTTGCCCGTCTTTGGACACATTATCGACCGCATGAGCTGTGCTCTCGGCCAGACGTATTGCCTCATCTGCAAACTTTTTGGCATCGGTAAAGTTGCCTTCCAAAATGGCTTTTTTTGCAGCGGCTTGTTTTTCGTCGATCTGTTTTTGCTGGTCGGCGTAGGCCTGTACGTCGCCCATGCCCTTTTGTTGCAATGCTCGGACTTTGTCTTCGACGCTGCGAGACAGGTTCTCGCGCTCTTCGGCAGTATGGCGAACGGCATCCAGTAATCGATGCTCCTCGCTGATCATGTTATCAACCGAGGACTGATAGGCGTTGACGACCGTTTGCAGACTGCCGATGCGCGCCTCAGCGCCTTGTTTTTCAAGCGCCGAAATATCACCACCCGCCTGGCGTGCTAACTCGATCGCGCGGCCATAGGTTTCATCCCAGGTTTGATCCAACTGGATTTTGGTATTCAGGGCCGCGGCGGTTTTTTCAAACTCGGCAGCAATGACCGCCTGGGTAGTTTCGGCTATTTTTTGTTTTTCGCTGGTGGCCAAGTAGTCGATCGCATAAAGACGGTCTTTTAGAGCGGCGTCGATCTGTGTGCTTTGCACCTCGAATGCAGTAGTGATGGCCTTGGCTGCATCATCATAGGGCTTGACCATAGCTTCAGAGTGGGTAATTGCTGCGCCCTTCGCTTTGGTCAATGCCGCATCAATGCCTTCGGCCATACTGTTGGCGGATGTTTTCAACCGCTCAAATATAGTTGGTACCGGCGCAGTGTCGACCCGGCCTATAGCTGAACGAGTCTCTTCAAAACTCGCATTTATCTTATCTAATTCCGCCCAAAACTTTGCCCAATTTTCAAACGATGGATGAGCCAAAGCCTCACCCAACGCGACAATCTTAGCGATATTGTGGGCGGCATTCGCACCTGCGACCTGAACCCATTCAAACTGCGTTGCCCATTCGCCGATAGCGACGCCTATTTCACCCGCCGCGACCAACCAGCCGATATAAGGAATCGCCTTTAGTGCCTTTGAAAAAATTCCGACCCCAACAGCGGCCACCGCAGCAGCCTCGCCTTGTGCCAAAGTAGCGGCCGCTTGCGCCTCTTGCGCGGCGGCCAGCTCGGCATTAATCCGCGCATTACTGGCACTCAAAGCAGCCAAGTCTGTAAGGATAGCCGCGCGGGCGATCTCAGCCGCTGTCAGGCTGGTAGTAGCTTGTGTTAGTAACCAGGTTGTAGTGGTGGTTTGAACGGTCGCCTCAAGAGCCGCTATGGTAGCGCGGGTCTGTGCTATAGAGGCATTGGTTGCCGCTAATTTAGCCAGCGCCTCGCCCCTGGCTAAAACGATGACCTCCTGAGTGGCGATTATCTCCGCCTCTCGGGCCGCTGTTGACGTAGCTATCGCCGCCGCTTCTGCACTTGCCGTAGCTACTGCCGTTGCCGCGGCCTCAGTCGCCGCTATGGTTGCGGCTCTTGCTGCAAACATGGACTCGGTATAAAGGATCAGGCCTTTGAGCTTATTGGCACCGAACGCGACCAGCAGCACCTCACCGGCGCGGACGGCCAAGGTAACCAGACCGTCTAAATGATCAGTGACAAAACCTATGCTGTCAGCAATGCCGTGCGTAGCCTCTGATGCATCTTTAGACTGACCGATGTATTTTAAAAACTGGTTTGTGAGTTTTTGCCAGGCGCCGGCAACAGTAAGCGGCAACTGCGCATATTCAGCGGCCAACACCTCTTTTTGCGATAGCAATGCAGCAATAACACGGTCTGAGGTTAACTCGCCCGCTGTGGCCATACTGCGTAATGCAGCGATAGGAACGCCAAGACCATCGGCCAGCGCCTGCGCGAGACGCGTGCCGTTTTCCATGACGGAATTAAATTCCTCACCGCGAAACACGCCACTGGCAATAGACTGGGTAAACTGCTGAATACCGCCGGATGACTCTGCCGCGGTAGCGCCGGATATCTTAAACGCCTGGGTAACCGCCTCTGTAGCGTCGAACGCCTGCTTTTGCGTTCCACCCAGGCTTTTGATGCCGATCTGTAATTTTGTATACAGCCCAATGACTGTATCCAAAGCTGACCGGGTGCGCTGAGCGATATTGAATAACTCGCCCTGGGCGGTGTTGAACTCTTGCTCTGATGAAGTGGCGAGTTTGATGCGCGCCGTTAAATTGGCGAATTTGTCAGATAGGCCGACTAAATTTTCCAGCCCTTCTTTGATAGCGACAAAGCTGAATAGCCCGATCATCAACGTCTTAACGCGATCGATCTCTTGGCCAATGCCGCCGATACGTTGACGAGCGGTATCTATCCCACGGCTGGCTTCGTCTTGCAGCCTTAGTATGATCTTAGCAACGAGTGAAGTGTCAGCCATGAAAAAACCTGATATACATGCTTACATCCCTGTATTCTGGACACCGGCAATCCCTGCCGGTATGACGGATTAACTACGGATTACGCAGACTGCCACTTCTTAATGCGATAAGGATTGTTGCTGCCCGGTTGTGTCACCATAAAACCAGACAAGTCCAACTCGGAGAATTTATCCGACATAAAATCAACCGGTGAACTGGGCGTCAGATGCGCCTCGTCAATTTCGATTTCGACATTTTCGCCGTCTGCCTTATTAACCCCATCAATCAGAATATAGGCGACAACCTCGGTCGTAGTCGCCGCGACGGTTGCAAACCCTGAATAAGCCGCACAGGCATAATCAATATGCAATGACTCGGCGTTGGTCATAGACCCTGTTGACAGCGGCTGAATCATGCCCACCGCGTAATTTACGGTATAGTCCGTGCCTTCAACATAAGTCACCAAATCAGTAGCCGTATCGGTTACCACCACGGATCCGGCGGTAATATTGCGGTTAACCAGTTTTACAAAGCAATCCAGCTTTGCCGCAATAACCTCATTAGTCACCGTTTGCGCACCGCCGCTTAATACCGACGATTCGCCCATCATGGCGATGGCCATCATTTTTGAGTTAAATGCCGAGAATTTCAGCTTTAGCTCTGCCGGTTCCTGCGTTGATGCCACAGCGGTTACCTGTCCCTCGGTTGCCCGATCCTTCGAGATTTGCGTAATCACTTTTGCTTTAGGCGTGACATTAAAATCGATCACCCCCGGCACTTGTTTCAGGCCCTGGGATACACCATTGATTTTGGTATTAATATAGACGGTGCCTTTGATCTGTAGTGCGCCAGTTACTTCAGTCATAATTATTTAACTCCAGCTGATTTAGGCGCTACAACGCCACGGTTGCGCAACCAGTTAGCTTGCGCCTCGGTTACGTTGATTTTGTCGCCCAGCTTGCAGGGCTGGCCACCGTGCGTATGTGGCATTAATAGCGTCACCTCAATGGTGGTCGCGGGTTTTTCGGGTAGTTCAGCCATGGGGCCACTCCTGATGATTAATGGATTGTTGAATTTCACAGCGGCACGGCGCTGCCGGTGGTGATGACTTTCGTTGAAAACAGCGCTGGAAGATGTGCAAACCCGTTATCGTCCGTGGCGCGGTAGGGGGATTTTTGCCGGTACAACTCGCCGTGATCCGGCGATAATAGGAATCCTTGCAACGCAACCAACGCGTTCAGAAGAATCAGCCCGGCATCCTGCCGGGCTGAATTACCGGCATCAGCAACATTTTTCGCGGACACAATGATTAGCCAGAATTGCTCACTGCTTTGAACCTTGCCGCGCTGAGACTGGCCGCCTTGACCAACGACAGGCACATCATCAAAAAAAATCACATTGACCGAGCCGTCCAGGGCATTTTTAGTCACCCACGCAGGAGATGGCGCAGGGCGGATTTTATTCGCGTCGGCAACCCGCTCATCAACCAGACGCTGAATAATCAGCCCGGATGCAGAGAGAAAATTACCGAGCACAACGCGGCTCGCCGCAAAGGCGTATAGCGCCTCTGCTTAAGTAAGATTGATTAGAGATATTATAAAATTTCATGCTGCCAGTTTATGGCAGCCATTAGGCGGGCGGTATCCGAAGTGCTTCGGAAGCCCTTGAAAAAGCGAGCGACATTGAAAAGGGGCGCACTGCGCCCCAACTGATTAGTGCCGTAGGTCGGGTTAGCGTAGCGTAACCCGACATTTGCTGCTTCTAACGAGGTGCATAAGCCGTGAAATGTTTCACGGCCTGCGAGGGATAAGCCTTTTTATAGGCTATGACAAACCCGATAAGTACGCAAAGCTTTTTTTAAAATAGAGACGCTTGAAGTCGGTGCAGCGTGACGGGGTTTGCAACCCCGTTACTCACGTTTTGTAAGCCGACGTATTTAAACGTTTCAGACGGGGTTGCAAACCCCGTCCGGCTTGGAAGCCGCAGCGTAACCCAATATTTGCTGCTTCGATGTGTCGGGTTACGCTACATGGCTAAACGGGCTGGTTAAAATTGAATACCAGCGCGGGAATATTAACGGTATTACCCGTTGTGACAGCCTGATTGGTGGTTTCATCAGTGACTGCCAGCACTTTGCTACTGGCGTCATCCAGCAGCGCGAAATGGAGATCATCAGTCCCTGTACTGGTCGCTGTTGCCGTAGGGGCTTTAGCGGTTAATGTGACTTTACGCCCAAGGGTGCCCTGATCGGCCAAGGTAAATTCGCCTGACGAAATTGCCGCTGCGGCAACGATATTGCCGGTTACAGTCGCGTAGGAATCACCGGCCGTATAATTCTTGATTAGCGCTACGCGTTGGGTGTTGGTTTTAATCCTCGACAGACCGTTGTCCAGCACATCGGGATGATGATATTTGCTCATGGTTACCTCGTTATGTAATTGTGATTGCGTTAGTATCAGCCGTTGGGGTCATCGTAGACGCAGTGCCGACCAGCTGTTGTATTTGAGTGATGACATTTGTATCGGCCGTCGGCGTCATCAAGGTCTCAGCCGACTGCATACTCAATAGAGTCCCTGGCGTGTAATAGCTGTTTAAATTAACCGGGACTCCTGCGGAGGCCAGCGTTGCGCCGTTTAGGTCGATGGCGGCCGTTACCTCTCCAAAATCTGTCGCCTGGACGACATATTCATATTCCCATGATGTAGACGTAGCCGCTGATTGGCTAAGCAGGTATGTATTGGCACCGATAGTGACTGATAACTTCGGCGGACCGTTCGTCACGGTAACTGGATCCAGCATCTGCACAGCAAAATACAGTACGCTACCGGCTCCATTAAGGCTATGAATAGCGGCAGGCACATTAACGACAGATGGCGCTACAACGACATCATCGTATGTAGCCCGTATAATGTGCTGCAGCCCGGTGCTGCGCATACTCGGCAATGCAAACGTATTAACGCCGTCACCGCCATAACTATTACCCAGCACGGCAAACAGGTCAGGATAAGCACTAACAGATAATAACTGTGCCTGGCAAATTGCGAAACCGTTTGGAACTGTGCTAACTGGCCAGAGATACATCACCCCCACCATTGCTCCCAATCCCAGATTAGCGCGAGCCTCGGCCGCAGTCGTACCACCGGTGCCGCCCTCAGTAATCTTAACAGCCCTGTCCAGCGACTTTAAAACAGGGATACCCATGCTAAGCCTGGACTGTTACACGCATAGAGTTAAGCGCCGGTGCTGCGTCGAACAGCACCGTGACCGAATTCGTCCCGGTATGCTGCACTTCGGCAATTACCTGTCGCTTACTGCCCCCCACTTCACGAATATAGACCTGAACATCATCGGTGCCTAAATTATGCGTCACGGCAATGCTGGTAGCTGAGGCATCACCGATAGTGGTTGAGTAGCGCTTGGCACGGCCTGCATAGGTCGCCAATTTAAGCGGAGTCACAAAGCGAGCGTCATCCGTTCCGGTATCAGTCTCAGTCTGTGTCGCTATTTCGGCGATACCCGGCGTCGATTCACTGGCGCTGGGGGAGGCGGTACCGAAATCCGTCCAAATCACATCATTGGTATCGATAGTGCCGTTTACCTGAGTTTGTCGATAAGTCACCCCGGCGTCAGTACCTTCATCAACTGTCGTGACAGCCGACTCCAGATCAGCAAACGCAGCGGCGTCGGCAGCACGGGTCAACGGTGTAGCCGCACCGTTCCAAATATAGATGCCGTTTTCAGCGACGGTCGTTTGAGCTTTTACCAGCACCCGGTCATTGATCGACATCGTAATGCCGTCAATGGTTGCGCCTGGCGAGGCAATGGTTACATCGACCTGAGATGCAACTCTAACGTTGTCTTTCCAGGCGACATTGGCAACAGCCGCATTAAGCTGCTCATAGGTTACCGGTTGACCCGCCGCTACTGCAGCAGCAAGGTTGGTGAGGCGATTGGCCCCACCCAAATCAAGAATGGCGTTAACTAAAAGGGACATTGTTTTTCCTTAAATTGCGATTGCGTAACCGGCTATCGGAGTATCGAAGGCGGCAATTGATTGGTTTGCATTGATGTTTGTGACCTGACCTATAATCTGAGCACCTCCGGTGGTATAGAGTGATACGAACGCATGACGGCCGAAATTGTGATTAATCGTCCAGGTTACTGATGCGGCGGATTGTTGATGCTCATAGAACGAGCCGCTAAGACCGGGCGTACCGACCAACGATGCCAACCATTCCACTTCAGTACCGAAAAATCCATTAGCTACTGCCGAATGATACGCACTGAGTCCAGGCGGCCCCGGAAATCCGGTTTCGACGATAACGACATCCGGGCCGCTAACCTCGACAACCACGTTATCAACCATAGGATTGATCCTCCATCACCGCCACGACGTTGGACTCATACGTAGCCACCACGCCATCCGGGTAAGTCACCTCCAAATCAAATCGATAACTGCCCGCCGCCCAGGTTGCCGTTGATGCCGCCGCAACCGTCAGCGCCAGAGCCCCTGACAACGGCTCGACAACAATATCGCCGTTTGCCGTCGACGCCGCGTAAATCAAGCTCTTGGCATTATTACGCACATACAGACGCGCCGTTGCGCCGGTTAAATCGATGGGTTGCTGCGTAAGCTTGTTTTTAAAAACCCAGCCGCGCTGCCACGTATCGCCTCGAAATAGCTTTACTGCGGCCATTAATAATCAGCCAATGTGTCGCGGGTAAACATCCGGTCAGCATCGGTTTTGGTAAATTCAACATCACCAGCACCGCTGGCTGTAGGAACAGATAAACTGCCTAAATCCAGATCAACCAAGCCTTTGACATACGCGTCGAGTTTTTTAATCGCTCGCTCAAAAGCCTCTTTGACCGGATCGGGAGCAGCGTTGACGTGTAGAAAAAACCGGGTTATATCCACCCCGATAGCCAGCAAATCAGCTGATGAACTGGCTATCGGCACTGCCCAGCCCTTCGCTCGCAATCGCTGATTGATTTCCGCATCCGATTTGACAATAGCAGCGTCCAGGATAGTTTCATCAACCACACCAGCGCCCTGGCGATCAGTCAGCTGGATCAGTTCCGTCTCGCCAAATGCGGTAATTAAATCGACTAATGAGCAGTAAGGCATAGGAATCCTGATGCATTAATAAATTACGGGGAAATGTTGGGCTGGAAAGACCCGCCCAACCTACGGGACTATTTTTTCGGCTTTTCTGCTGCAGTTTGCGGTGCTACAGTTTTAGCGATGACAGCACCGATAGTGCTATCGGCAGCAGCATCGTCAGCATCACCAGTACCGGAGGCCTCCGCAACCGCCTCAATCACCCCGCTGGCCAGCAATGCGGATAATTGATTTTTCGAGAAATCATCCATATCCAGCGCATCGCCCGCTTTATAGCTGACGCCGTTGTGACGGATAGCGTCCATCGCTTTATAGCCAGTCATCATGACGCCACCGCGCTATGAAAGTGATAACCGGCCTCTTTGGCGATAACCAATTCTTTGAGCTGCTCAACTACTTTGACTACCTGACCGCCTTTAACACCTTTGCTATCATCTTGCCGGGTGCTAGTGGTACGGTTACCAAACTCTGCTGTCAGCGCAAAAAACGGCTCAACAAATCCTTGCACAGACTGCACGTCGCGGGAGACGTTCAAAAACGACGCATGATTACCCCAGAGCGGAGTCCTATTTGCCGCCTGCCCCTTTTTCGCCGTATTGGCGAAAGTTTCGCCAATATGGATTTCGTCCAACTCCAACAAATCCGCTACCGCCTGTTTGGTCAAAACACCCTTAGCCGCCGTGCCCCCAGTACCGATGGTGCGATTCAAACACATCGCCACTGCCTCGGGATGGGTACGTAAAAAGCGCCAGACTCGGAGATTGAACACCGCCATATTAGGCCGTACTACCATATTGTCGAACACTTCAAGAATTTGAGTAATCGGCGTCGAATTAGTGTGATCAGACCACTGGTCGGTACCGCTCAGCGTAGTGCGTAGTGTTGCATCATAGGAGTTTAAATCCTGATACAGCGTAGCAACCCGGCGCTCACGACTGAGTGAAACTAAATTAGACAATCCAATCGTCGCAACACTGAACGGGTCGAAATTAGCCCCGGCCGCACGCGCCGTATCAACGTCCTTTTTCGGGATAAAATCCTCAAGCCCCCAATCTTCAGTGCTGGCAGGCAAATCTTTCGCTCCGAACTCAACTTCGTTTGCTGACGATTTGCGGCCAATATGGGTATCGACTTCAGTAAACAGCGCATCGGAATCGAGCACCGTGTACAGAAACAACTCCGCCGGAACCGGCACCCGAGGGCAAACCAGATCGGCAATCATATTTCTCGGCGATGTCGCTAATGCGATCTGCGACAGCCGCGCTTGTACTTCAAATGGATATTGATTAGCCATGATAACCCTCTTAACCTTGCATTACGCTGGGCGCGATACGCATCCAGATAATATCGTTTAAAACGCCGGATACAGTCGCGTATCCGATAATTTGCACATTGACGCCCGTCGCCGGTGCCGCCGCGACCGCCAGACCATTAGCATCAGATGTCAAGCGTTCGCCGCGCGTCACTGTGCCGCCCAGGCGGACCTCGACAAAATCATCTAACACAATGTCGATACGGTCGCCCAGCGCCGCACCGATATTGCCGTTACCGCCGATGATTAAATCAGTCGGCCCGGCTGCGGGGACAACCACCCCGTCGGCAGCACCGTATTTAATCAGCAGGTACAGGTCAATCGCCGCACCGGCACCGTAATTTATTGAATCGCCTGTTCTCATGATTTCACCTGATCCAGATTTTGATTAACCGCATCAACCGCATCGGCAATGCTGATATTGCTGCCGAATTCCAGTTGCTTGTTGCGATAAGCCACCGCGCGGTTGGCTACCTGTTTATCACTGACAGATTTAGCGCCTGCCCCGGCATCGGCTCCGGCGACCTCGCCAAACTCAACCTGTTTCGGCAGTTTGGCCAAGAACTCGTTTTTAAACCAATCCATGCCGGGCGTTTTAATCTTGGCATCACCCTCACCGAACTCGATCGTATCAGAGGGCTTTTCCGCTGCCATAAAAGCAACTAAACCGTCTTTATCGCGCGGCAATATTTTCCCACCGGCAACCAACGTCTCGACATATGTCGATAGACCGCTCAATTTAGTGGCGAATTCGACTTGCGCCAGTGTTGCCTCGCGCTCGCCGAATTCAGCCTGCTTAGCGGCCAGCGCATCAGCATCCGCTTTAATTTGCGTTTGTTGCGCCTGTAACGCCCGCTCCTGTTTATTCAGCTCCGCTACTTTAGCGGCAATTTGCTCCGGGGTCATTGTGTCTCCTGGGTTAGTGGGTTGTTTAGTATCGGCAGCGGAGATGTCGTCGCCGGTTGGATCGGACTCGCCGAATTCGATGATGATAGCGTCGTCGCCGTCGGCAAATTGCGGCGCAGCAAGGCCCGCAACCGCAGGCGGATGCGCACCCAGAAAACCGATGTGGCGTAAGTAATACACGCCGGGTACAGGGTTGTTTGGACTTTGTGGGTGATAAAACGCGGCGGATATTTTCGGAAACAGCTTATCGTTGACCATCTTCCCGAACGCAGGATAAACATCACGCGGCACCGCGGACAAAATGCCATCGGCAAATTGCAGCGATTGCGTCCAGCCGAAGGCCGGATCATCGGTTTTGGGGTGACCGACAACCAGCGGCGCATCTTTCAACGCCGGATCGTAGGCCGCAGCCGTAGCGGCAATATCGGCTTCGGAAAACGACAAGGCCTCGCCGCCCATAGTGACATGGGTGCCGGGTTTGAAAATCTGGATGAGGTTATTTTTTTTCATGGCGCTAGTTTAGCGGCCATGATTTAGCAGAAGTATCCGAAGTGCTTCGGAAGGTGGATTTATAAGAGAGTCTTTACACTATAGCAAAATACAACCGCCGCAACCAACGTAAATGATTGTTCCAGACATTTATAAACGCGCTGACGGGGCGTTTAGTATTTTAATGATTGAGAGTTGGCGTAAAGGCCGTTTTTGCAGCTGTACGCGTTTTTACGTAGGTTTGAATGCGTAGGCAGCTTTAACCATTAAAACCCAGTCATGTAGGGTACGCTGCGCGTACCTTATCAACTGCAATGTTGGCGTAAAGCGGTACGCGCAGCGTACCCTACA